ATGACAAATAGTGGTTTATTAGAAGAAGCATTTCCACAATCAAAACAAATTGGCGGGAATCACTACAAAGGCTTTCACATTCAACCTTATGAATTTATTTCAAAAAACAATCTCTCATTTTTCCAGGGCAACGTTGTAAAATATGTTTGTAGATATTTAGGTAAAAATGGAATTGAAGATTTAGAAAAAATAAAACATTATTGTGATTTAGAAATTAAGAAACTAAAAGATACTGATGCCAAGTACAAGAACAATAAAAAAACAAATAAAGGTTGATGGAGTAGGGTTTACTCTTGAGATATATCCTGTAAGAGAAGGTAACTCTAAACCTGAAGGACCTTTTTGGGAAATATTTCCAGAGGATTATCATGCAGCATTGTTTGCATTTAGTAATAAAGATAAGTTAAATAAGTTAATCGAACAAAAATTTATTAATGATAAAGTGCAAGGACTGCAATAAGAAAGCAGATATTATTGAGGATAAAAAATATTATTGTGCAGATTGTTATATAAAATTAAAAAACATACCAACGAAAGAAGAAACATATGAACGGACTACAGCTAACACTAACATTTAAAAAATCAATGTGGAATACTCCGAGTGAGTATAAAGATTTATCTAACGCAAAAGAAATAGCTATCGACTTAGAGACAAGAGATGATGGTATTAATAATAAACTTGGAGCTGGCTGGGCTTTAGGTAAAGGTGAGATTGTAGGGTTTGCAGTAGCAGTAGATGGATGGAAGGGTTACTTTCCATTTAATCATTTAGGTGGGGGTAATATGATACCTCAACAGGTTAAACAATATATGAAAGATGTGTGTGCACTTCCATGTAAAAAAATATTTCATAATGCTCAATACGATGTCGGTTGGTTGCAAGCATCTGGTATAGAAGTTAAAGGTGAGATCATAGATACAATGATAGCAGCTGCACTTATAGATGAAAATAGATTTAGTTATTCTTTAAATGCATTGTCAGTAGATTACCTTGGAGAGATAAAAGCAGAAACGGAATTAAGAGAAGCTGCAGCAGCTCACGGTATAGATCCTAAAGCAGAGATGTGGAAGTTACCTGCAGAACATGTTGGATATTATGCAGAGCAAGATGCAGAACTAACTTTAAAATTATGGAAAAGATTTGAACAAGAAATTAAAACTCAGAGTCTAACTACTGTATGGGAAATGGAGATGCAATTGCTTCCAACCCTAATAAAGATGCGTCAACGAGGAGTGAGAGTCCAAGTGGAAAAAGCTGAAGCATTACGAAAAGAAATGATGCACCAAGAAAAAGAAATACTACGGGATATACAGAAAGAAACAGGAGTAGAAATAGATATCTGGGCACCCCGCCAGATTGCCAAAGCTTTTGACAAACTGAAGTTAGACTACCCACGAACCGAAAAAACAAAGGAACCATCGTTTACACAAAATTGGTTGATTAATAATAAAAACAAAATAGCACAATTAATTGTGAGTGCAAGAGAGATCAATAAATTTCATGGAACTTTTTTATCTTCGATCATGAAATACCAGGTCGACGGTCGTATCCATGGTGAGATCCAACAACTTAGATCAGATACTGGAGGTACGGTATCAGGTAGGCTCAGTATGTCTAATCCAAACCTACAACAAATACCTGCTAGAAATAAAGAGTTTGGTCCCAAGATTAGAGGGTTATTTATACCGGAGGAAGGCTACCAATGGGGTAGCTTTGATTACTCGCAACAAGAACCACGGATGACGGTTCATTATGCAACGTCTTTAAACTATGAGGGATCCGAGGAATTAATGGAAGCTTATAAAAATTCTAGCGCAGACTTTCATCAAACAGTAGCAGATCTGGTAGGTATTGAGAGAACTCAAGCTAAAACCATTGGACTAGGCCTTATGTATGGAATGGGTAAGAATAAGTTAGCTAATTCTTTAGGAGTAAGTAAAGAAGAGGCCGATGAATTGATTGTGAAATATAATAGAAAGGTGCCTTTTGTAAAACAACTATCTGATAGATGTATGCTTAAAGCTGCTAATGATGGTGTGATTAGAACTAAGAAGGGTAGAAAATGTAGATTTGATATGTGGGAAACAAAAGACTTTGGTCTACATGTTGCAGAAAAATATGAGAATGCGGTTGCAAAGTATGGTGCTAATAATATTAAAAGAGCCTATACCTATAAGGCATTGAATAGATTAATCCAAGGATCCTCAGCTGATCAAACTAAACAAGCTATGTTAGATTGTGTGAATGCAGGTCACTTACCTATGTTACAGATCCATGATGAATTATGTTTTAATATAAAAGATGAGGCTCATGCTAAAGAGATAAAAGAGATTATGGAAAATACTATTAAGTTTGAAGTACCTTCTGTTGTTGAGTATGGACTTGGAAAGAGTTGGGGTGATGCTAAATAAAAGAAACACGGCTCACGGAAACCAGGATATGATTGCTTATGCAGCAGGATTATTTGATGGTGAAGGTAATATTAATTATGCACAATACAAATGTAATAAACCAAACGGTAAAACTTATTTAAAATGGAATGTGGCTATGGAAGTAGCTATGTCCGACTTAGATTGTATTAAAAATTTTTATGATATTGTTAAGGTTGGTAGTATTCATTACAAAGGTATTGGTAAAGGTAGTTTAGCTAAGATACCTCAGTGGAGATGGAGGTGCTCTCATCAAAATGCATTAAAACTTGCAAAGTTATTTATACCTTATTCAGTTACTAAAAGAGAAAAATTATTAAAGATTATAAATCATTACGAATTTGGAAAGCCGACAGAACCCCTAGGAAAAAGATAAACTTTTTAACTACAATAAAAACTTAAGCTTGTGCTTGTAAGTTTTCTTGTACATCCTGATACTTGATCGCATTTCTTTTAGATCTAATATCAGATTCTATTTGAGTCATCCCAGTATGAACACTACCATGTGTCATTAACTCAGATGACCATTTGTTTTCGAGTGCTTGTAATTCTTTAAGCAACTCAATTTTTTTAGGACTCATTTTAGTTCCTCATAAGTTATGTGAACCCTTTTGTTCCCGGTGAAACCATCATTGATAATTTCAACGTTACCTTGGTCCACTTGTTCTGACACCTTTAATATCGCTTGCTTTGCATTATCAGCTTCGACTACTTGGTCTATACTGCTTCCTCCCATGTAAGCACGGATACGATAAGCTGTCATGAGATATTATAAGATATTTTGAAAGAATGGTCAACATTGTAGCCTTGGCTGTCAATAGCTATACAATGTACGTTATAATCGGCCATAGAGCCCCCAATTTCTTCTATTTGTCGTTTCATGGTCATTCCTATATGTTTTGCTTTAGAACGACATCCTGGGCCATCTATGAGGTCATCTACTATATATTGAGTGCACTTGGTACCCATATCTGGTGTATTTAAACATACACTACCTAAAAGTATGAACTTTAGAATCATTCTAAACAGTATTAATATTTTGGCACACAAATCGTGGACCAAGATGATACTTCTCTATATCTTCTGGTGGGAAAAATTCAATAACTTTTTTTGTAGTATCTAATGCTGTAATTATACATTCTCTCCAGGTATCAAAAGTTTTAGGGTATTGGGTATCAGGTAAACAACTACCATCAATAAAGGCACAGACTGTATATAATAAAATAAATTTCATAATTAATTTGACATTTGTTTTTATCCCATATATTTAAGATGACATGAAACAAAAAAGTAAAAGTCCAATACTCAAGTCTATCATGTCTGAGATCGATCAACAATTAGCAAGCATTCCACTGTATGAAGCAGATGGAACTCCAATTGAAGATTCGATGTATTTAGATATGTACATAGATGGTGTTGCTAATATTAATTTTACGGATGAGATTAATAGAAAACATTATCCAGTAGATAAAACGTTAGCGACCATTTTAGTATTTGACGAAATCGAAACAAGAAAAAACGAACCAACCAAGGAGGACATGCATGGATAATGCAAAACCAAAAAACATAATGCAACAACTTGATGAAGGCATCACTGCATTAGGTACAGAAGTAAAAGAGCTTAGATTAGAAAATTTTAGACTTCTAACTAAACTTAACCAAGCGAATACTCAAATGATGATTATTGAGGATGCGATTAAGATGGTTAAAACTTTAAGTGAAAAAGAAATAGAAGATTGGAGAGTGAATCATTATAAAAATGATCCAATCCAAAAACCGTTAGTATTAACTAAAGACATGGAGGTAAAAGATGGCGATAAATAAAGTTATGACTCCAAGAAAATTAGTTATGAATCTTGTGGGGGAGACTGATGGATTTAATAATCATGATTTAGATGAAGAAATCAAAATCTGTATGATGAGTCCTTGGGATGATAAATGTCATGTGCATTTTAGAATTACAGAAGTTGATGAAAATTCAATCTACATTCGTCCAAAAGGAATAACTTCAGATAAAAAAAGATTTACAACTAAGTTACCAAAAGACAAATGGTGGGTTAACTACAATAAATCAATATTAAAACAAATAAAGGAGGAGAAAAATAATGGACATCAATAAATGGAAGTCTGTAGCCGTTAACATTAAAGATTACAAATTGTTAAAAGGTCTTTGTAAAAATAAATTCAGAGCACCTGGCGCAATGATATCTAAAATGCTTCAAGGTTACGTAGAACACTTAGCTAAGAAAAATAAAATTAGTGTAGAAAATTTTCGTAAACAACTTTTGAATGGAGAAAGTAATGATGACGGAAAGCGATCTAAAAAGAATTGATACTAGAGTGAAGGGTAAAGAACTCTTCACTATAGAATTAGACCATTTAAATAACACTCTGACTTTGATTGTTAATGGTGAAATGAGAAACACTATTAAAACTTTTAAAGCAGAGCCGTTGTTTGATCGTATGTTAAGAATAGCTAAGACTAAATTTTTAGCCATGAGGAAGTTAGAGAATTAAATGGATAAAGAATTAAAAAGAATACAATTTAACTACGACAAGAATAGAAAAAAGAAAATGACGGTGCAGATTCATAATCTAGTTAATTATATTTCTGGTAGTAGAGCAATTGAAACTTTTTGTTCTGAAATAATTCGTATGGCTAACAATCCATATATTAAAGATGATCCAGAAGCGATTCTTTTAAATTTAAAAGATTACTGTAATGAAAGATTAAAGTTTGCAGTTGATGAAAAGACTAAAGCGTATACTGAATTATCTGCTATAAGAAAGCTTCTCAAAATAAAAGATGATGACTTTTATGAAGAGGAACTTCCAGGATTTAAACCTCTATGAGACAACCCTATAATGATAATAACTACCTTTTATGGTGGGTAATAGCAGCAACAGTCCTATACTTTCTTATATAAAATATTATTGACAATTAATCTGAGGATTCTAAATTTTTTACTTTATCAATTAACTAACAGGAGGAATAATGATAAAAGCAAATAAAGCCTACCTTCATAACTGTGAAGGATTTATGTATGAAATAGATTTGGTTGAAAAAATAAACAATCATTTCGAAACACCAAAAAAAGGAATGACCTTAGATGGTTTAGCATCCCTTGAGCCTAGAGATTTTTTTACGGAAAGTAAAAAAAATCCAAATACAGGGTGGTTTACTCCACAAGAAGTTAAAAAGATCATTAAGCTTTTAGGTGAGTTTGGTTATACGCTTAATAACATGGCATATGCTAATAAATATGCTTATGGTCAATTAACTTCAAGAAGTAATGTGGACTGGGGTGATGATGAAGTCGCTACTGCACCAAAAGAAATAGAAGAGGCAGCTGAAATTGATTATGAAATAACTAAAGACTTAGAGCCAGAAATACTAAGTAACTAAAACTACTCATACATAACAATAATACAAGGGGGTGGGGTCATTGATCCCATCCCCTTTTTTCTTTACAATAAGTACTTGCAACACAACCTAAAATTTAATATGAATAAATTAACTGGCAAATCCGCAAAGTGTAAAGACTGCAAAGGCCTTGGTTATATTAAGACTACTGCAGGATGCTATACTGAGTGTATCATTTGCAATTCATCAGGAACCACGCTCCACGGACCAAACGGCATAACTAAAGAAGCCGAACAAGTATTATTATTTAAAATTGCATTGGATTATATAAATGGCAAACAAAAAGGATGGTATCACTGATTTAACAAAGCTGTTAGTTATTGCAGCAGGGAAATTTACGCCTAATCAATACAAGAATCTAACCTCGACTATCTTTGCTTTACTCAATGGTGTTAATTATGGATACACGGAACTCGGACCACGGTTCCTCCAGGATGCACAAGACATTTACGATATTCACAATAAAGAATTAAGAAATACCTCTTTTTTTAAAAACCATAAACCCGATCCATCAAAAGTATCTAACTTTAAAAAGAAAAAAAATAAAAAACAAATTCAAACACACGACAATATAATTAATTTTGAGCATTATAAATTTTGGAGTCCAAAGAATGATGCCTGATAATTATACTAAACGTGAAATGAATGAAGACTTTCAAGACATCAAAGAGCACATTAAGGAAGAACAATTGCAAGGCGCAGCCATCACAATATTAATTGATGATGTATTAGAACATTACGAGGTCGCCACTCGGTTTAAATATAATAAATCGAAAGGCCATTATCGTGATCTACTCTCCAGACTTGTTAAAACTTATGGGCACTAAAATTACTGCCGATATCATTGCAGATAATCACATAAGTAATGAACAGAAATTATGGCGCCATGTTATTTTAAATGCATTTGAAGATGCAAGAGCTTTAGCAGGAGATCGTA